TTTATACAGATGAACGGTAAAGAAATTGAGAGCAAATCTTTTGACTTTGCTGCTGATGCAATTGAAGAGGCGGTAAGTAGATGAAGATACTACATCCACTAATTAATCCCAAAAGTAGTCACTATGACAACGGTTCTATTACCACTATAGAGAAGATGGAACAGCGGTTGAGCGTAACCGAAATGATAGGATACGCCAAAGGTAACGTACTTAAGTATGAGGAACGCAAAGAACTTAAGGGACAGCTTGAATCTGATATTGAAAAAATCAAGACTTATAAAAACTACTTAGAAGTTTTGATAAAATTCAAACGTGATGGGATGTCGGGGTTTTTAGTTTGTGACGCTATAAAACAAAGCAGATTAGATTTTGCATATAGAGTGTCGGACTTAGTAGAGCCGAATAGTTTATTTTGAAAGGATAGAAAAATGAAGAAAATAATATTACATCTTTGTGCTGACTTAGGTAGTGATAGTAGATATTATCAGCTTGATAATGAGTATGAAGTCATTAGAATAGGTCAAGAGATAGGCGTAGAAAATTATCATCCACCAATGAATGTCTATGGCATTATAGCCAATCCGCCTTGTACTGAGTTTTCAACTGCTAGAGCTAATGGCAAAGCAAGAAACCCCACTGATGGTATGTTCTTAGTTGAGCATTGTTTAAGAATAATAGATGAATGCAATCCAAAGTTTTGGGTATTAGAAAATCCAGCCAGAGGAGTTCTTAAAGATTATTTAGGAAAACCAACCTATAAATATGAACCTTGGTGGTACGGAAGTCCTTGGAGCAAACAGACATCGCTATGGGGTAACTTCAATATACCAAAAAGACAATTTAACAGTTGGATAGATGTTCCAAAACTTGACGGATTATATACTCGACCAAATAGAGAGAAGCCGTCTTTAGCTTTTATGCACAAAAGTCATATTAAATTTATTCCTGAATTCTTGCCTTTTGTTGATAAAGTTACATGTGATATGCACTTTAGAAGTTTATGTAGCCAAGGTTTTGCAAAAGCATTTTTTGAAGCAAATAGATAACCACAACGAGCAACGCATTATCCTCGCAAAAAAAGGTTTGTAGTAAAAAAGTTGGCATTTCGGGAAGACGAAAAAACAAACGAGCAAAGCCGATTATTCTCGTAAAAAGGTTTCTGCGGTTAAACTTGACAGGATGAAAGTATCCATCCGCTCTATACGGGCGGTTAGTAGAACCAAACTGCGTCTGCCTTACTATCATCTATATCAAAATGGATGAAGCCCTTATGTAGTCCTATCCTCTTAACCTTTAAATCAAACATAGCATTAAGTATTTTATATCTAGGAACACTCTCAACACATTTAAAATCAACTGCTAATCCTAGCGTATGGCTTGAAGTTTCTGAAGCACCTATGGCTTTATTATGAGCCTTGCATCTTGCACCGCTGTTTACGATTAATGGGATACCCGCCATACCTCTTATTTTATCCGACATTTCTTTTACTTCATCGGTAACATCCATACCACATCCGCACTCACATAAAAAATCTGTATCTTTGAAATAGGTCATTACCATTTGCTTTTCCTTCTATTTAAGTAGTACCAACCGCTTTGTAGAATATTTCTTTTTCTCATTACTTAACCCTCGCATTTTGTATCTTCTCTAAAGTCCGACCACCAAAATAAAAAGACATTATCAGCATGCCCCAGTTGCCTAGAAGTTCTACATAAGATTCCGTTACTATAAAATCAAAACCGCTTGATATACTTAACAGTGAGTACATTACTAAAATAAATATAAGAGTTAGCGGTCTTATGTTCTTACTCAACCAACTGTCGCTATTCATATCTGCTTGATGTCTAGATGTTATCTCTTTGTCGAATTGTAGTTCAAGATTCCCTGCTTTTTCTTTAGCATCTAATTCTATCTTTACTAATTCATTTTTTAGTTCTAGCTTCTCAGCGTCAGAGGTTACTAGCCTATCAATTGCTTCTCCGGCTTTCTCTACTACTGCGCCAACACTTGATGTAAATATTTCACTAATCCAGCCCATCACTACTCCTTACCAAATGTTTGTGTATCAGTTATTTCTATAATCGGTATCGAATCTAAAAACTCCACAAAAATTAAACAAGCGATTATTGCAATTATTAGAAGTGCGTTTTTCATTGTTTTATTCGACCCTTATTTTTTTGGTTTAGTGCCTTTATTTCTTGTCGCACCGTTTGTTCTACCTTTTCCCATAATTGCCCTCCTTTGTAAGATAAAAAACCAACCCCACTGTAAAAATACACTGGTCAACGATAGAGATTATCTCATAATAAAATAATTCAATCTCCACAAAGAAGCAATACAAAAACCATGATTGGATAGCAAGATAAAAAATAGATATAAAAATCATAAATTTATATTTTTTTATACTTTCCATAAGTGCGAGTACTGCCCAAAATTTTATTCCAAAAAGAATTATGTGCATTGTTAATAACATAGATGAAATCATAATTGCTTCTCCTTGCTTTGCAAGACAGCTACTTGCATTTTTAAATCAACAATTGTACTTGATAGCCATAAAATAGAAGCAACCATTATAGTGCCTGATATGCCCCAAAACGCTTTAACCATCATTGACACTCCTTGTGCTTTTCCATTAATGTTTGCGAACGTTGTATTGAGTGAGTTGATTGCAGTGGTAAGCTTTTCCATTTGCTCATCTGTTCTGTTAGCAGCTTCTTTCTCGTGTACTCTATGAGCTTCAATACTAGCCATATTTTCACTTAACTTTTGAACCTTATCAGATAATCCCCTAGTTGCTCCAATATTTTGATTGACGAGTTCTTCTAGTCTTCTAATTTCTGACAATGTATCGCCCATTCTAGCCCCTAACCGTTTTTTATATTATACTTTATTTTTACCGCTTGTATCATTTTTTTAGTATATTTAACCCAACATCCTACCGAGCCGCCGAAGCCTATATACGTAGCGTGGAATTTGCCTATCTTGTCCTTGAGACATAAATAGAATTGTCTTGTCGAGCAGGTATCATCGTGATTTTTACAGCAGTCTGATATATCTACACCTCGCCACTTTTCAGGAAACCAGGTGCAGAAATCTTTAGCCATTAAAACACTACTGAATCTAGTAGAGCGGTAAACTCTGCGTCAGTTGGTACAGAAGTTGCAGTAGCCTGATATGCTCTAACTGTCGACCATACATTATCAGCGTAAGCAATGAAACTATTTGCGATATTGTAATGTACACTTAAAGGGTTAATCGCATATTTTGAAAAAGCATCAATATCTTTAAAAGCTAATCCGTTTGATTGATTATAGGCTCTAACTTTTGCTTCGATATACTCTGTGGTTAGGTCGGTAAATCTTGTAACCGCACCGCTTAGCTCGTAAGTAGAAACTTCAATGGTCGTTGCAAGTCTATCGCCCGCTTGCATATCTCCGACATACAGATTTACGCCATCATTTGTATAATAAGTCATATTACCATCCTCTCGTTACTTTGAATTTTACATTGAAGTTAGCGGGTGTGATAGCAGTATAAGTGCTGGCACCTCTTGTTACTAGGTACAATGTTGCCACATTAGTTGAATAAGAACAAGAATAGCTAGAACTGCCGATAGACACTGCAAGATTTCCTGTACTATCAACTATATTTAGAGGCAACTCATCTCCAATGCCATACCCAGCTTGTGCGACTAGACACGTCAAAATAGGTGTAACTGCTAATAGGTTGTGTCCTATCCAATGGTTTACGCCAGTGTTTGTAGCGCCTACTAATAAGGATGAGGCGGGTGTAATGAATCTGCCATTTAAGGAAAAATTCACTAAGTTTGTTACGGTTGTTGCATCCGTTATAGCTCTTCCGATACATACCGCCCATACTTGCGAAGCAGTTGCCCCATTACCTACATACATTTTCATCTCAGCGATGTTAAAAGTGTATTGGTCTAATACTACGGATGGAGTTCCAGCGAATTGGTAAATTGGCTCTAGTACCGTCTTACCTAAGGCTATTGTGCCATTTGTGGATACGGTAGCAATTAAATAATTTATAGCTGATGCTGTAAGCCCAGATATCGTTGTGTTGGTGGAGATTGTTCCTAACCTATCTAGTGAAATATCTCCACCAGCTGAATGTATCTTTACCGGTATTGTAGTAGCCGCGATATTAACAGATAGACCTGTTCCGATAGTAATATAGTTTGCATAACCAGTTGAACTTACAGAAGCATTTTGAACTGTTTGGCGGACACCTTTACCCAATGCAGTTTTTAAATTACCCAAAGTTAATTTTTTTAATCCAAATGTTGCGGCGCTATCAGTTATCGCAAATTCATCTGCATCAACTGGAGTTGTTTTAGACGTTGCTGCGTGTATAATTGGTGCTATGTCTCCTGCCATTGATTTTGCAGCCCAGTGTAACGCACTATAGCCAGTAGTTGGTGTATATGTAAAAGTGCCATCTCCATCAGAGGTAACTAAATTAACAAAAGTATCCTCTGCTTCTGTTGCATAGCTGTCTGCTGTGAGTCTCTCCGCCTCTGCTTCCCACTCAAATAATTGAGCCACTGTTGCACTTGCCGCCGCCGCTGCTGCATTTGCTGTTGATGTTGTAACCGCGTCTGGCACTGATGTTTCATTCTCTATCGCATTCCCTTCAACATTCCATTTTAAATAAGCATCGCCTATCGGTGCGGGCAAGGAAGTGCTAATACTTTGTGCTGAATCTGGTATTTTTATATAACGAGTATCCTTAGAGACATTGTCCGCAATTAAATATGTTTGGTACTCTTGGTCTGAATTCAGAGTTGACGCTAGAAGGTCTCCGTTTTGCTGGTACTCCGTTGCTCTTGTAACTGTTAATTCTCTTACTAATGTAATTTTATCATTAACGGCCGCTCCAGAAGCTAATGTTATCTCCCCTCCTGAGTCCCCATTAATTGTAACTGTGTAGTTAGTTGTTAAAAGTAATATGTCTGTTGCATCATTAGGAGTTGCCCCTGCTAAGGTTTTATAAACCTTTATATCAGAGGTTGCAAAGATTTTAAACAAAAACGGAAACACTGTCTGTGTCGCGGAGGCAGTATATTCTGCCCTCGGTGGGTTTGTATTATATGCCATTATTTTTCCTTTATGTAATTATAGCTAATTTTGTAGCCATTCAAATTGTACTTGTCCGTAATCTTTTTCTCTTTTTCTTAACTTTCGTGCTTCTTCTCTCTCATAATCTTCGTCTGCCAATATCTTCAAACTCCTTGTGATGTATTTTTCTTGAAGTGCTTTTAGATAAAAAACTTTTGTTGGATTAGCGTGCAAGTCCACAAAATCAACTAGCTCTGAGCCAAAGTGTGTTGCTTCCACGTCTGGATTTCCCAGCTGTTGCAGATTTCCAATTGTTAATTTTGTAAAGTCTTCAATAAGCCCAGCTGTTGGTCCGAGTGCTGATGGAGCAATGCTATTTCCGAATCTTGTTTGGTCGGAAAAAAACAAATCTCCTAAGAATCCCAACCCCCCGCCTTGCGCCGCTGCCGCCGCCCAGAACTTTAACTTTGTTTTTGTATCATACTCATCACTGAAAGGATTCATTCCATCTCTTAAACCAAAACCTTTTGCCGTATCCTTGCTTATCATTGCGACTGAGCCGGCAAGCGTTGCTAATGTGAACAATGCCGAACCATATGCTACTCTGCTTGACATATTTCCCTGTCTGAAAACTCTTGCTCCGTGTTGCTGCATAAATGTAATCGGAAATGTCATAAATTGAGTAGCTGTTCTTCTGAGTTCTCCCTCTATTGTTCCCTTAGCTTTGCCTGATGTAGTTACTGCCCTGCTTCTTGCATTGCCCATTATGACTGCATAGTCTGATTGCTCGTTTACTTGTGCTAATATTCTAATGTGCTCATCAGGTGTTAATTCTGAAATCAATCTTCCATCAAGGAGTTTTTTAAAGTATTGAGCCTTAAATGCCATTCGTGAAGATTCCGTTAAGATGTTCATCATTGTAGAACGCATTACAACTTCGCTTGCTTTTGCCCAAAATCCATTGCCAAGTTCGCTAAATCTTCTTGTTATTTCCGAGCTAAAAACGTCTGCGCCTAAGCCCATTAATTGTTGCTCTCGAAATGGTGCTTTTTTGTATCCACTTATTACATTTTTAAAAAAGTTTCCAAGCGTTGAGGCTGGATTCATTTTTAAATAACCTGCATTTATCATAGCGCTTGGGATATCAGTTATCGTTGAAAGTGTTGCGGAAGTAAGAAGCGAAGCTGTATTCATCGCCCTTGCTGTCTGTAACGCAGGCGCAAGCATAAACTTTGCCTCATCTCTATCTACTTTACCAGACGCTACGTTAAATATTGCCTCTGACATATCTAAGCCTCTTGACGGGTTTTTATCTCCTGCTAAAGTTCTGTCTCTAATTACTATATCTTTAAGAGTGTCAAACATATTTTGTGGATTAGGACCTAGTATCTCAATTGCTGCCATATCAGTTGTCATTGTCCTTATGTGGTCGTCTATTGAAGCTAAGGGGTCTTGATTGCCAAACTTCTCTTGATATTTAGTCCACGACTCAGCATCTTTAAAAAATAACTGTCTTTGCTCTGCGTGTTTCTTTGCAACCGACTTGCCTTTTCCCCCGCCTTTAAGTCCGCCTGACTCCGTTACGCTTAGTTTATTAAGTCCACCTGTAGAGATTGTGTCGTAAACATAATCTAAATCTATTCTGCTTAGTGTTTCTTCATCTAAAAGATTTTTAGTAAAGTTTACCCATTCTACTTTTGGAGTTTTTCTTACCATTTGTGCATCGTGAACTTGTGGAAGATATCCGCCTTTTCTTATTTGCCCTACATCTCCACCATATTTGTTAAAACGAACTCGCATAAACTCACTTGCATCTGCCCATTCTTTAGCCATTTTTAATGCGATAGGGTTTTCAGAAACTCCCTCTATTACCGCCTTGACAAATTCTCTTCCAAGCTTCTTGTCTCTTCTTAGTCCAAATGCCGTTGTTGATAATTCTTCTTTTAGAGTAGGGATAAACTTTTCAGTATAGCCTTGAAGTGCTTTTTGAGTATATTCCACATTCATATTCGATGCTTTGCCATAAGTATCATTAGTTAAAATTGCATCAAGTCCAGCCATTGGTCCATTGGGATGTGTCTTTAAAAGTTGATTGCTTTTTCTTAATGCGTTCATTCTAAGATTAGTAAGTTCTCTCGCCCTTGCCGCTGCTCTTTCTAAGTAGATAATTGTTTTTTCTTTATCAGTTGATGATTGAATAGCCTCTTTAATGTACGCCGGTATGTCTTTACAGTCTATTTCTTTTTTCATAGGTTACAATCCCTTGCTTTTTTTAGATACGCATCTGTCATATCGTGTTCATCTTGTAGTTCCTTGAAGCTTTTATGTATCGCTTCTCCCTGTTCATCAATGCCGACTTTAATTGTCAAGTCATCATCCTTAAAAAGTGCTTCTTTATTTTTTGCAACTGTATCTTTCAATTCTGTTTTTGTTTGTGGTATAGGCTCTGC